CCATTTGGTGTGGCAAAGCGAACCCTAACATGTTGGGATCTTTTGATCTTAACATATAAACCGGTAAATGTCAAACAACTTTCTTCAAGGGTTATAAGCTGCTCAGATGGTTGAACAATTCTTGGATTGATACAAACAAAATTCTGAGGAGCTGCGCGCATCGCAAAGATTCTATATGGAACACCAACTTGATTAGCCGCAAGACCTACACCGTTGTTGTCATACAAGAACTTTACAAGCTCATGTGAGAACTCAGCGAGGTCAAACGGTGGTTCTGTAAGATCTACAGGCTGGCACTTTTGCGTTAGAATCGGGTCGTCTTTACTCACTAGTTTCATGATGCAATCCTTGAAAAGTTCTTGTGTTTCTCGAAGCGAATAACATTGTTAAACTTATCCGCAATCTGGTCTGTCTTGTGACTGATAATAAACGTGTTAGTGTCTACTGTCAACTGGTTTAAGATCTTCATGAACTCCTCGGTACCTGTCGCATCGAGTGAGCTGTCAAACACCTCGTCCATGATTAGAATGTTAGTGCTAATTGAGTTGCGAAGCTTAGCCACGGCTCGCCAAGTGAATAGAATAGCGAGATTAATTCGCATTTTCTCACCCTCACTGAAGGAAGCGTAGCTGAACTCGTCTCTGTGTCTTGACTTGATTGTCTCATTGAACTCCTCATCTAACTCAAACTGAACCAAGAACTCCATGGCCGATAGGTACTTATTAATAAGCTTATTAATGATTGGGATGTACTGCTTAATGATGCGCGACTTGATACCACCGTCTTTAAGTAGAGCTCCAGCTGCAGCGAGAACAGTCCTGTCTTCTTCAATTTCAACACCATTGATAGTTAGCTGCTTGAGCTCTTCCTCAAGCTCAATTAAGTTGCTGTCGTCGCGAGCGCTATTAGCTTTCTTGATACTCTTGATCTCATCTTCAAGTTCTTTCTTGTAAGATTCAAGTGACTCGATCCTAGTATTAGTCTTATGCTTCTCAAGCTTAGCAGTCTGGATCTCAGCGCGTATTGCGATGATCTCATCGATGCGCTTAGATAGCTCCTCGTACTGGTCTGTAAGCTGACCTAGACCATCTTCGATCTCACCGATTGTTTGCTTTCTGGTATCGATAGCCTCGCACTGGAATTCTTTATTGATCTCCTGCTTGCAGGTTGGACAGTTGTCGTGTTCGGTAAAGAACTTAACTTCTTTACTGAGATTATCTTTCTTAGCTTTAATCTGGTGACGCAAGGTCTCTAGCTTCTTCATCTTACTGGTAACAGTATCTTCATCTGAGATTCTACCATCGAGCTCTGTGATGTTCATATCAAAGCTCTCGATGTCTAGATCAAGACTCTCAATCTGAGTCAGGACTTCTTGAAGACGCTCTTTCTTTTCTGAGATAATAACTTCGTTATTGTTCTGCATCTCAAGAAGGTGCTGGCGTATCAGCTTTATCTTCTCAGTAACAACCTTCTTATCGGATCCATTATCAATAAGAAGATCTCTGTTCTCATTACTCTTAATTTTAAGTAGGTTGTTCATCACTGTAAAGATCTGCAGGTCAAGTAGGTCTTCAATGATGTCGCGGCGCTGACCGGTAGGAAGCTGCATGAATGGAACAAAAGACGCAGATCCTAATACGACGACTTGACAGAAAGACTTGTGGCTGATCTTGAGGATCTGCTTCTCAAGGATCTCTTGATAGTCCTTCATCTCAGCTGATTGGTTCACGAGAGTACCATTTACATACACCTCAAAGATATTTGGCTTGATACCGCGTATGATCTTGTACTCGTTCCTGTTGATGCTAAGCTCTAGCTCAACAACGAGATCTCTCTTGGTCATGGTGTTAATCAGCTGGGACTTATTAACTTTACGAAAAGGCTTGCTGAACAGGCCAAAGGAGAGAGCGTCAAGGATAGTAGACTTACCCGCGCCGTTCTCTCCTACTATTAGTGTCGTATTGTGCTTGTTGAACTCCACCTCGGTGAATAAGTTTCCGGTAGATAAGAAGTTCTTCCATCTTATAGTTTTGAATACAATCATTGAACTGTAAGTGCCTCATTATATAAGCTGACAATAGTGTTCTCGAGCTTCTTCTTATTGATACCCACGTCGATCTGGTCGATATACTTCTTAAAGATCTCAACTGTAGACTCAGCCTCGTTGACGATGTCCTCGTCACCTTCTAAGTTTAAGTTGAGGTGATCTTCAACTACCTGCAGGTCAACTACTCCAACTTGCTCGATTCGCTCAATGAACTTATCAAAGCGGTACAGGTCAGTCTTATTAGACACGATGACCTTGACAAACATATCTTTAAGAGACTTGAAGTCATAATTTTCTGGTTCTTTTCCAACTGTAACGTCGTCGTACCAGATCTTAGCGAACATGTCGTATGGATTTGCTACGAACTCTAGTTCTTTGGTTTCCGTGTCGAGGATGTGGAATCCCCTCGGATCTCCATGATCACTCCAAGTAAACTGACAATGAGAACCCAGATAGTGAATATTGCCAATACTGGACTTATGATGATAGTGGCCGCTGCACACAGTGTCAAAACGCCCAAAGAGATCAGGATCATCTCCATGAGATTCAGTACTGCCCTTATACATGTGGAAGCCCGCAAGCTCAAGGTGTCCCAAAACAATCTGGGATTTTGTATCGTGTATTTCTTTGAGAGTTCCGGCTCTATTTTCGTCGTTGATCCAAGGTACATATAGTATCGATGTACCGTCTTCCTGAGTGACAGTAGTAGCCTCCGTATAGATGTTGATATTGTAGTACCGACCATCGATCAACTCCTTCAGAGCATTTACTTCATTCGTGTTCTTATAATAGACGTCATGATTACCCGCGATGATGTCGAGAGTAATTCCCATGTTCTCAAGAGGACTGAGAAAATCATCACGCATACGCTTCGCAGTAAGAAAATTAATATACTTGCGACGATCAACAATATCACCAAGATGGATGACATGGTTAATGCCATTAGACACCAGTGTTGGATAAAAGACATCATCTAGAAACTTCTTACCATTGTCGTGAAAGCTAACATTATCATTTCTGACACCCCAGTGAGTGTCGGTTATCAAAGCAATCTTCATGCAACACTTTCTTCTTTTACTGCATCATTATCTATCTTAACCTTTTTACTGTCTTTTGTCAACTGAATCTTTGCCTCGAAAGATCTAATAACATCGTCGGAGTACTCATTAGTGCTGATGGTCTCCATCTGCTGGTCACTCATCAGGTAGTTGTTCTGGTAGTTCTTATGCTTAATATAAGACTGCTTCTTCTCTGACTGGATTCTTCGGATAAAAGCGTTCCAAGCAATCTGGGTAAAGTATGCGAATGGGTTGGTAGACTTTGTTGGATCAAAGTTATGTACTGCGCTTACACAGTTCTCGATGCCGTCGCCTACCATGTCTTCGCGATAAGAGTAGTTCATGAAGTTTGGCTTGGTGGAAAGCTTCTTACATATCTGGCTAAGACACTCACCTATGTATCGAGGAATCTGAGGAAGTTGTTTTCCCTCTTCTTTAGCCAAGTTACAGGCGTCTTTGTACTTGACCATCTCTTCGTAGAATGTCTTGTTGTTGATGTAATTCTTCTTTGCACGCGGTGCCATGTTATACCTCTAATTTCACTGGGTAGATCTTATGCATGAATTGCTCTTCATTGTATATCTTTAGACGCTCTCTAAAATGACGAATGGTGGTATTCTCATTCTTTTTCCAAGTCATCTCATCAGCAATATCAAACAGAGTTGCCATCTCTTTATTCTCAGAAGTTCTAAGCACTCGACCTATGGACTGAAGATTACGGACCCTAGATTTCGAAGGACTAGAAAATATAACGTTATGCAGATTACGAATGTTAACTCCGGTACTAAAAGTTCCGGAACTAGCAATGATGATAGCATCTTGTTCTTTCTCAACGATCTTACGAATTTGCTCACGCTCATCTCCATCAATGTTGCCATATATGAAATACACAGACCGACCATCCGGCACGGCCTCACTAATCATCTTGTAAAGTATCTTGCCATGCTTCTCAACAAACTGAAAGAGTACTAGCGTATTTCCCTTGAGAGACAGAGTAAGATTTTGAATGAACTTGTTTCTAGCTTGACAGGTAATGATGAAGTCCAGCTCTTGCTGGTAGTCCATTCCCTTAATCATCATACGCACGCTGTCTGGATACTGCAGCACGATAGCCTTAATCTTAAACGGCGATAGGTGCTTGTCCTCGATGAGCTGTGCGGTGGTGGTAACTTTCTTGACCGGACCAAAGAGTCCTTCTAAAACCATGCGGTTAGTCTTTGTGCCGTCGAGTGTTCCGGTAGTGCCAAAGCGGTACTTGCACTTGCCTAGATTCTGCATGATTGTCTGCAGCGACTTGGCGGTGAATAGGTGCACCTCGTCTCCAATCACCAAGTCAAACTGGTCGAACCACTTCTTGTCTAGCTTATAAATCGACTGCCACGTCGAGATGACAACTTGTCTCTCTGTCTGCTTGTCCACGCCTCCAACGATGAGATGAACTCTATTGTCACTATCAAACCCGTAGTCGGCAAAATCAGAGCTAAGTTGAGAGACCAGAGAAGTAGTTGGAACAATAATAAGGGTCCTACAGCTATCCTTTTCGCTACTAATTTTAGCATGGTAGTACCTCATTAAAAGATAGATTATGAAGGACTTCCCAGAACCAGTAGGCGATAGCAGTATTCCACGGCGGTATCTTACGGCATGAGCGAATGCGTCAAGTTGGTAGTCTCGCGGTTGATATTTTTCTGGAAGCTTGATATATTTAGCAAATTCTCGAGCCTCAGCTATAGAGAAGTTCTCAGCCGCAAAGTCGTCTAGGTACTCAAGCTGATAGTTGCGATCGCGACAGAACTTCTCTAGGTAGATCTGAAGCCCGCTGTACAGCTGACAAGACATGTGGTTGAATAGCCTGATCTTTCCATCCCACATCTTATTGCGGTAGGCAGGCATAAACTTAGCACCAGGTACATCAAAAGTAAAGTGGTCGCGCAGCTCATAGGCTATGCCTGGATCACATATCACTTTGTTGTAGGTTTCACTGACTTTCTTTAGCTGTACAACTTCCATTACGCTCCTTGCTCGAACTTAATCCAGTCAATAGCACTCTTGATCTGGAAGTTCCTATTCATTACCATCTTGATTATAGACTCAAGCAAGTCAATCTTCTCTAGTTGATAACCAATTCTCAAGTTGAGTGAAACTATCTCAGAATCGGCTTCCATGTACATTGGAAGGTCAGCCTTAAGTATCAGGCCTTTAGGTGGAAGGGACCACCCTTTATCTTGAGTCTCTTTGGTATGACCTTGAGTGTAGAACTCATGCTTGTCAAGCTTAAGCTGCTTCATCTCAGCCTCAAGCTTTCTCATAAGAAGTCTCTCAGAGATCATGATCTTAAAGTATTTATGGTGTAGTTGGGGAATGCTTACAGCTTCTCGATCGAGATGTGTGCGATCCATCTTACAGTCGGTCTGCCATTCCTCTAGAATCTTCTCAATATCCATGATCAACTACCTCTTCAAAAAGTAAAGTATATTTTACAATATACCATATTATCATAAAAATGTCAACTATACTTTACTTTTTCGTGGCTTTAACTGATTTTATTGATGTCAAATAAAATATACTTAAAGGTTGCCGTGCATGAGGCGTAGTTGACAGTCTGGTCAGTAGTCTGGAAGTTGATCCTGCCTAGGTTAATAGGAAACGCGTTTCTAAAGTCGACTTGAAACTGTGGTACCTTAATAGCGTTTGAGATGATCAGCGTGATGTCTGAAGTGATCTCTTCGCCAGATCCAGGACGGTTTGCCTTGATACCTGCGTATTGCTCAAAACTCTCAGGGAATCCAA